GGCGATCTTTCTCGACGCGCTCCAGTTGATCGCCGAACTCGACCACGTCGAGCAGCTTGGTCAGCGCCTGGCGCGTGATCTCGATGATCGGCTCGCACGGCTCTGGCGTCATGCCGAGCATCATCGCGGAATGGATTGGGTCGATGGGTTCCATTGCTTCGTTCATGGCTCACCTCACAGGTGTGGGATAATCGTTGTCTGGCCTGGCCGGCGGCATCGGGCAGGGAAGTCCGGCCAGGTTGGTTTCAGGTTTTGGGCTGATACAGCGCAGGCAGGTGCACACACCGACCCGAAGGCCAGTGGTGCGGCAGTAGATAGGGGCGTTCATGCGCTCACCTGCTGAACCTGATTCCAGGCACCGACCAGATCGAATATGCGGTAGGCCTGTTCTTCGGTCAGGGATACCTGGGCAGGAATGGCGATCCAGCCAGAGCCGATCAGGTGGCGCGGGTTGCAGTTGGCGCGCTGGTCGAGCACGCAGGTTTCGATAACGTCCGTCAGGTGCGCCGCCAGGTAGTTGCCATCGGGCATGGCCTCGATGCTCTTCATGTACCGATTGCCAGACCAATCCACGCAAAGGCCGGCGACGTAGATCGTCCAGCGATGCGGGATATCGCAGAGGGCATTGGCCACCTGGCGGCCAGGCGGTATGCGCTTGGCCAACTTCCAGTTGACCATGCCCTGCCAGCCGCTCGGGCTGATGCACACCACAGCAACGTGGTTGCTGCTCAGGATGGCCCGGCAGGAACGCTCGAGCCGGGCGCGCGGGTTGTTGGGCTTGCGGCGTTTCATGCTGCAGCCTTTTGGGGCGACGGAGTAGCCCATGGGTTGTTCGCCCTGGCGATCGCTGCCATCGGCGGCGGGCTGACGCTGTTGCCGCACATGTGCACCTGCTCGCTGACGTTGAACGGACGCCCATCGTGGCCGTGGGTGATGATGTAGTTCGGCGGAAATCCCTGAGCCGCATACAGTTCGTGCGGTTTCAGCATGCGCAGGTGGATGTCGACGATCACGTATGGGTCGCCACCGATCCAGACGGTGACCAGGGCCAGCCGATCCTTGGTGGTGATGGTGCTCACGGTGTCACTCATGCCGACGATGTTTTCGCCGGTGCCGTGGTACTTCATCAGGAATGCCGCGCAGCGCAGTGCGCCGGCCTCGTCGTCAGGGGAAAGCTGCAGCTCTACCAGCGCAGACTTACCACCACCTCCAGCGGTGATAGTCGGCGCTGGCTCTTCCAGGCCTTGGCCGATGCTGTGGCCGAACTGTCGGGAGAGGAAAGCCGTAGCCGCTGCATGGTGCTGGCCGCCAGCGCTGATGGTGTGCAGAGGATCCTGAACATCGCGCGAATCGCAATTGCCACGCAGGTGTACCAGATTGGCGGTGACAAGCTGTTGCTGGGTTCCGGTGCTGGTGATCGTGGTCATTGGATCAAGAGCGGGTTTTGAGTGGGTGACGTTGAACCCGCCGTTTGCCTGTGCAAGGAACGCGGTGGCCACTCCTGTGTCGCCCTTACTGGTGATGGTGTACATCAGGTCATTGCCGCCGCGTGGCTCGGTTTGACCTGCGCGGCCTCCTACGCCAACCAGTACAGGACTGGCCAGGGCGTGCTTCACGCCGCCGGCGACCACTGTACCGACCGGCTTATCCAGACCAGGCACCCGGGGTTCTTGTCCTGGGCGCTCCCCGTAGCCGACCTGAATAAGGGAGGCCCCAGCGACGCCCATCGCGTGAGCAGCACCAGCAGGGCGTGCACAGTTACCGCCAGAGGTGATCGTGGGCAGCGGTTGGTCGAGGGATTCGCCACTGTGGTCAAAGCGAAATTTCACCAGGTGTGGGGCACAAACCGCCAACTCGCCACGGTTGGCTGCGGTGATGGTACGGAAAGGATCGTCGAGGCTGTGCAGTCGGTCGGAGCCCTGGTGGGTCACGGGTACGATAAAGGGATGTTTCTTGCCCAGTACCTCGCGGTGGATGCCCTTGGCAATTCGACGCTTGGTGGCTTCGGCTAGCTCTTTCTTGCGGCCGAAGATGCTCTTGCTCGGTACGCTCCAGTCGATGCACTCGGCAGCGGTACGGTAGGGCAGCTGACCCTTGCCAGGTTTGGCGGCATGCGTGGGCGCCGGCCATACGATCGGCCGACCGTCGCGGCGGGCCACCAGAAACAGGCGCTCGCGGCTGGTCGGCGCGCCGAAGTCGCAGGCCTTCAGAATCTGGTGCTCCACCACGTAGCCAAGCGCCTGCAGGCTGGCCAGGAAGCGGCGCCAGGTACGTCCCTTGTGCTTGGGGTCCGGTACAAGGAACTGGTTATGCCGCGGCACGCACTCGCCAGGATCGGCGATGCGGTTCACCATCTTGCCGCTGGTCGGGCACTTCACCTGTTCGAGCGTCACCACGCGGCCAGTCTTTTTGCAGCGCTTGGCGATCAACGGACCCCATTGGCGGATCTGTTTCACGTTCTCGAGGCTGATGATGCGGGGCTTTGCAATGCCCGCCCATTTGTTTACCACCCAGGACAGGTCACGAATTTCCTTGCTGCGTGGCTGGCCGCCGGCGGCCTGGCTGTGGTGGGTACAATCCGGAGAGGCGTGGAACCAACCGATCTGGCGCCCGGCGAGCACTTCCACCGGGTCAACGTCCCAGACGTCCGTCTGCAGGTGCAGGGCGCCCGGGTGATTGGCTTCGTGCATGCTGATCGCAGCCGGGTTGTGGTTGATCGCGATATGCACCGGGCGGCCCAGACCCATTTCGATACCGGTGCTGGCGCCGCCGCCTCCGGCGAACAGATCGACATTGATTTCGTTGGCCATGTCATCGAAGGCCAGGCCGTACTGGGTGTGGAACTCCAGCGGAGCTGGTTTCTTGAAGGAAGTCATTCGGCGGATTCCTTGGCGATATCGTCCTGCTGCTCGGCATCGAGCAGGGCGAAGAGGTCGGGCATGGCCATGTCTTCCTCGGCGCCTTTGCAGTAGCCGGCACCGTCGAGGAAATAGCGGGGGTTCAGTTCGGAGGCGATCGCTTTGCGTTTCAGCTTTAGCGCGCGGACGGGCACCGTCATGATTCCGCCGAAGGGGTCGTAGATGGTTTCGCCTTCCATCGAGTACTGGACGATGGCGCGATCGACAATGTCGAACTGCAGGGGGCAGAGGTGCATTTCCTGGCCCTTGCTGTACTGCTCGGCGTTTAGCGTGCGCATGCGGGCAACGTCGGTCCAAACATCCGGGTGCCAGGACTGCGGCGGCAGCAGCATGAAGCCGGTGGGCAGCTTGCCGGTGACTTCCAGCGATTCGCCGATGGTGACGTGGTGTTCGAAGTCGTAGACGGTGGACAGGCTGTAGTCGCGGTAAAGCTTGAACATCACGTCATGCGGGATACCTTCGAAGTCCGCTTCGGTCAGCGGGCGATTGCCGTTGCTGCGGGTGAAGCCGTGCGCGTCGAGCTGCCAGCGGGCGCGGCTGTAGCCGTTGCCCCTGGTGACGGTCAGCTTCTTGTCCATGGCGAAGGGCACAACCTGGCCGTTTTCGTCGATGCACAGGGGCTTGGCCTTCACCACCGGGATATCGCCGTAGGCGTTGCTGGTGTCGGTCGGCGGCTTGCGGAAGATCAGCAGGTACTCGGGCATGCCGACGCCCATCTTCGTGCCGTCTTTGCATTGCTCGGTCCAACTGAGGCGGTAGGTCTGGGCGTTCTCGCGCACCACGTCGGTGACGATGGTCTTCATGCCCATGTAGCCCCAGCCGTGCTTGGTGAAGTGCTCGACCACCTTCATGTGGAAGGGGTAAACGGTCTGGAAGCCGAGGCCGGTCATGCCACCTGGCACGATGCGGTCCTTCACGTGGATCAGGGCCAGGCGCCCGGGCACGGTGGCGCGCAGCATTTCGGGCGTCAGGTAGTCCATCTGCTCGAAGAAATGTTCGTTGCTGTCGGTGTGGCCGAAGTCGGCGTAGTTGGGCGAGTATTCGTATTGGGTGCTGAAGGGGATGCTGGTAACGGTCAGGTGAATGCTGTTGTCGGCCAGGCGGCGAGCCTCGTCGACGCAATCGTTGTTGACGATGCGATAGTTCTGGCCAGTGACCTCGACGCGCTCGACGCCCATGGCGCGGGTGAGCTGCTGAGCCATGGCGGCCACGGACAGGCCGTATTTCTTGATGATCTCGGTCATGCGCTGAACCATGGTGTTGTGCTGCTGCCACTTCCTTTCCAACTGGCGGCGAATGTCGCGCTCGGCCTCGGTGTAGATCAGGTCGATGCGCACGCGGCCGAGCTGCAGGAAGCGGTGCAGGCGGTGAATGGATTGGATGAAGTCGTTGAACTTGAAGCCGATGCCCAGGTAGATGGCCCAGGAGCAATGGCGCTGGAAGTTGCAGCCGCTGCCGGCGATGACAGGCTTTGCGGCGAGTTCGGGAAACTTGCCGTCGCTGAAGTCGATGATCGCGTTCTCGCGCTCGTTGATATCCTGCGAGCCGTACACGCTGACGACAGAGGGAATGGCTTTCTCGATCGCGTGGCGCTCGGCCTCGAGGTCGTGCCAGATGATCCGGTGGGCGTCTGGATCCTCGGCGCGCAGTTCCATCATCTTGGCGACACGGGCGGTCAGGCTTTCGCGCTTCTCGGCTGCGGCGTCCTGTACGCCGATGGCGGTGTTACGCAGCAGGCGGCCCTGGCCATTGCGTTCATGGCCGGCGTTGGAATGGTCGGATGGCACCTCATGCCAGCGAATGTCGAGCTCTGGCAGGTCGTAGCCTTCGTCACTGAAACCCAGGTCGCTCGGGCGCTGGACGAAAATCCCCCAGGACGCGACCCACATCCAGAACTCAGCTTCCTTGTGGGCATGGATGGTGAGTTGGTCGGCGTGCTCGCTGTTGCGCTTGAAGAACCGGGTCTTGGCCTGGCCAACATCCATCACGCCCAGGAAGGCCGAGTAGGCGAGCATTTCGATGTATTCGTTCGGGCTCGGTGTGGCCGTGGCCACGTACCGGTACCGGACACCTTCGGTGCGGACGCCGTTGGCGCGATCGTCGCCGGCGAACAGCGCCATGAACTCTCGGAAGGTCTTCGACCCACCGAAGCCGCGCAGGCAGCTCGCCTCGTCGAGGCTGGCCACGCTGAACAGGCGAGGATCTAGCTTGCCGTCGCGGACTGTCTCGTAGTTGGTCAGGTAGATGGTCTGCTCGTCCTCCACCTCTTCGAAGCGGCGGATGAACTTCACCGTAATACCCAGCTTGGCGGCGTCGCGGACGAACTCCTGGCGCACGCCGAGCGGTAGGGT